GACTTTTCTCCGTGACCGTATGGAATCTTGTCGTCCACTGCGAATGCTTCGTACTGCTCCCACTTTCCATTGACCTTGCGGTTTCTGATTTCCGTTGTGTAGAAGTAGGTCTTGCAGATGTCATGGAGTAGTGCCATGATGATCACATTTTCCTCTGTCACTCTGGCTGCCGGAACTCCTGCGACCTCGTATGAGTATGTGCCGTCATCGTTCTTTGTGAGGTTCGCCCTCAGTGCATCCAGTACATTGAGTGAGTGCTGCAGCAGTCCGCCTGTCACTGAAAGGTGGAATCTGGTACTTGCAGGTGCTGCGTACATATCACTCTTTCTGATAAATGCCATCAGCTTGTCCACTCCGTCTCTTGTTACCTTTGTCATCTCTGCTTCAAATCTGTTGATGTTTGCCTGTCTGTTATCCATTGTTTTGCTCCTCCTGTTCTACTGCATCTGGTCCTTCGCCGTATTCTTTGGCACATCTTTTACTGTCTGGGTGTAAAAACATACACGCTCCCTCTGTTATTTCGCACTCCCATCCGTGGTACTCATCTGTTGGTATCGCTGCTTTGCATCCCATCTGCTTCCTCCTTATTCTTTAATCCCTCAGCCAGAATGTGGCACGCTCCGGCTGTGATGATCATTCTCTGTTCTGATTCCCACTCTGGTTTCTTCTCCCAGATGTTCTGTTCCTGGTCTACAAGGAACTCTTTTGTCAAATCGTTGTAAATCTTCGGTGGCGGTCCGTTTTCCTCGAAGCATTCCGGTGCTGCATATAAGCAACAGTGCTCCTGCCAGTAAGGTATCCACAGATTCCAGATTGCGGTTCTGATTTCTTCCACAATCTGCAGGAACTTTTCCAGACTGTATTCTTTGTAGAGTGCCCTGCCGAGTTCTTTTCCTGTTCCTGCATTCCTTTTCTCATCGAGCGTTGTTTGGATCTGCTTAATGAGAACCTGTCCGGCTTCATCCGTCTTTATGACGATTCCCTCTCGGATTCTGCCGTTCAGCATCCGGTCTGCCACTTCCTTGATGCTTTCCTTCAGTTCCCGGTACGGCTTTTTGTACTTTGTCCGAAGGAGTTCCTTTGGCACTTTTTCATCATTCTTCCTCAGTGTCTCCAGTAACGATTTCAGTTTTTCTTCATCGTTTGGATTGCTCTCGTTGTCCATTCGCACCACCCTTTCTTTCTCCGAACACCTAATGCCCCGATTTTTCCACCGCACACCTAAGTGTTCATTTAGGTGTTCACTGTGAAACCCTTGATTTTACTGGCTTTGTCGGGGTTACTAAACACCTAACACCTAATTTTTGATATACACCATGTTTTTTTAGTGATTTCTGTGACTAACCCTTCATGCAGTCACACAATTTTCCGTAAATACAATAAAAATAGTGATTTAGGTGTTTTAGGTGTTTAGATGTTATTAAAAGCCTTGATTTTACTGGGTTTTTTACTAAACACCTAACCGAACACCTAACTAAACACCTAATTTTAGGTGTGCGGTTTTTTAAGGTTTTTTATAACTTTTTAGCGATTTTGGTCACATAATTTCCAGTCACACAATTTTTTCTGCTCCATGGTTTTTGTGACTAAATCGCAAATTCTGTGACTAATTGAACGGCAGCTTATCTGCTTCCTCATCGGGTATGGTCTGCCATCCATCACCCATTCCCGGCAGATTCATCTGCTGCGGTTTCATCTGCTCTGCGATTTCTTCCTCCTCCAGTAATGGGTCCTTTTCCTCTGCGAGGTCGCCCAGGTGGAATTCCACAAAGCGGCAGTTTCGGTTGTTAAACCATTTTGTTACGGAGTTCTTGGTGCTGCCATCCTTAAGGACTGATACTCCGATCAGACCCTTATCTGCGAGGTATTTCAGTGTCTTTCTGGATGAGTACCCTGCTTTCGTGAGTGCCTGCGTCAGCATGGATGGGAAGATGTATGCGTTCTTGTTCTGAATCATGCCAAGGCACGTTCCGAAGGCTTTCTCCCCGAAGCTGTCCTTGTTTGACAGTATCCAGTCCACGATGTACTGCGTGGCATTCTCGTTTACATCTCCGGTGTCTGCGTTCATCTGCTCCTGCAGGATGTTCCTTGCCATCTCTTTGGCTCTTTCCCATGATTCCGGGTCGATTTGCAGGTTTTCCGTGTTTGTTTTGGCTGATTCCGTATCAAATTCTCCATTTTCGTACCGTTTCAGCCATTCTCCGTTATTAAATACCCATGTGTCGATGATTGCGTCCGCCAGTGCCACCGCTGCGATGCCTGCTATGTGTGATCCGCTCTTTCCTTTGCTGATCTGGTATACATACTGCATCATTTCATCGTATTTCTCCGTGATGCTTCTCTCGTCTGTGTGCAGGAGCATTCCGATGTAAGCCGGTCCCGCCCATCCGCAGTTCATTCCAGACTGCTGATGCATGACGGAGGCTTCCCTCTCATCGTCAAATGGTCCACCGTATATTTCAAGCACACGGGTGCTTACACCTGTCTGCGATGTTTCTGTTGATAGTGGTTCTTCTCCGGTTGCCAGTGCCACGGTTCTCCATGTCTGTGTTGCCTGGATGCCACCGCTCTTTGCACCTCGTATCTTTCCTGTACCACTGGCGATCATATACACGATTTTTTCCAGTGAGTTCTGGTTGTTGCCTGCAAGCTGACGCTCATCAATTCCCAGTGGTAGGTCGCAGTAAAAGGATGCGGTTCTTTCCAAGCCTACCTGTGTTGCGTTGAAGTTTACCATCAGCCTTTCCGGGTCGCCCCATGCGGAGAGTGCTGCTTTTAATGCTGCGGTCTTTCCGCCTTTTGAACCGCCCCAGTTGTAAACGAAGAATATTCTCTGTTTTATAATCCGCAGTAACGGTGCTGTGAAACTGGCCGCCAGTATGAAGCGGAACTTATCCCTGCTCCTGTGTGGCTTTATCATTTTGAGCCAGTCCGCCATTGTTCCGTTCTGGCAGTATGCCGCTGCCATTCCTCTCTGCGATGGATCAATGTCCAGTACGATATCCTTATCGTGCCCCGGTACGAATCTCTTTCCGGATTGCCATCCGAATGTGCTTGTGGAGTCTGCTTTTTTTATGATGTCTATGTTCTCTGCTTCCAGTGCTGCAAGGAACTTTACTACGTGCTTTGCATTCTCCGATGTAATGGTGCATCCTAAGTCTGCCAGTGCTGTGATGGCTCTGGATGTGAAGATGGTGCTTCGTGGGTATATTGCCTTGTGCCACTGCCCATCCCTCTTGAATGCTACCTCTATCTTTTCCTCTCCTGTTTCCATGCTCCGCAGTCGCTGCGTGATAATGATCGGGGTTCTGCATACCATGACTGGTGCATACTTCTTTTCATCGATCACGCTGATTCCCTTTTCTGAATAAATCCAACCTTCCGGCTGCCTTAAGTTCACAGGTGCTCCCTCGACCGCTTCCGGGATGTTATCTTCCTCGATGTCTATCTGCTCTGCGTTGCTGATTGCTTTTCGGATCTTCTCGGCCGCTTCCTCTTTGCCATACTTCATATAAACTTCCGATGGGTCCTTGCATCCGAGTGTTCGACAGCTCCATTTGTATACTTCTCCTACGAACTTTCCTTCCCGGAGTGCCCTTGTGACTTTGGCGAGGAATGTCTCCCCGCCTTTGTCCGGCTCTACATGGATATATAATTTCAAATCCTGCAGGACTCCTGCCCAGTCCGCACGCATCATGGATGCCCCCGGTATTCCCAGTGTGCTGATTCCCATGTACCACATGGACTGGGAGTCGCTCTCGCCCTCTACCAGTGCTGCGTATCCGATGTTCCGAATGGCTTCTATCTGCCACAGTCCATACATACACAACTTCTCGGTCTTTCCGTATTCCCACCGGAACTGCTTTCCGCCATATCTCTTGCGGTGCAGTGCCAGATTCTTTTCTGCATCAAAATATGGTATGTATAAATACTGGACTCCGTTTCGGTCTTTCTTTGTCTGCAGACAGCATTGCTCTTTCAGCCATTCTTCTGGGAGACGCTTCTCGAATGAATACTGGGATACGGTGTAATGATCCAGTCCTGGTTTCTTTTCCTTTGGCTTCTCCTGCGGCTCACTCAATGCTCCATACTTTTCCAGTATCTGCTTATAGGCTTCCTTGGTGTCCAGTCCGTGCAGCTTTGCGTAGAATGTGACGAAGTTTCCGCCATCATTTTCTGCGAAGCAATGCCATTTTCCTGTCTTTAGGTCTACCGAGAACGAGTTTGCCCTGTCGTCATGGAATGGGCACAGTCCTGTGAGGTTGTCGCCTGTGATCTTATGCTTCTTGATAACGGAGCAGTATTCAGTTCTATAATCTACCAGTCGGTCTAAGTCGACCTCTGCTGTCTGCTGCATATTATCGCTCCAATCTACTATGTATTACCGTTTCCAGTCCAAGCCTTGTAAAGTTGATTGACTTGCCCTGCATCATGAGCCTGTTCGTCATGTAGTCGATTTCTTCATTCATCCCCTCGCTGATCACATTTTCCACGGTTACTACGAGGAATTCTTTGCACTGCATCATCAGACGCTTGCCTGCTTCCATTCCGAAGTACCGTTCTTCTGCGATGGAGTCATCCATAAATCGTGGGAAGTAAAGGTGCGGTGCGATCGGTATCTTTCCTTCGCTGACCAGTTTATTTGCCGCCCACTTTGCAATCATGATATTTTCTTCCAGTTCTTCCCTGGTGTCTGCTCTGTATCTGCTGCAGACATAGCACATCGGCATGAGTGCCGGATTTCTGTTTCTCAACTCTCCCGGATAACACTGTCCTGCATATCTCCATGGAGAGTATCTGTTTTCCTTGTATATGGTGTCATAGATAGGTGCGTTACCGACAATGTCTGCGACCTCGCTCATCTGGATCATGAGGTCGTTCTGGTTGCCCGCATTCTCTCTAAAGTTGTAAATCATGGCCGCTTCCACGATATCTCCCGGCATTAAGCATTCGTCATCGTATCTGCCGGTCCAGTTATCAAACAATATCTGCATACTGTGCCTCCTTTGGATAATGCCAGGAGCATTTCTGCTCCCGGCTTGTCTGCCTTAGTTGAATGGCAGATTTGCGTCTCCCTCCACATTCTGGAACTCTGACGCATCTACCGCTCCGGTGTTGTAGTCGGCTTCATCTACCTCTGTGAGGTTTCCTGCGAATGCCTTGGCGATTTCTACCATTGCCTTGGCTTCTGCTCTCTGCGCATCCGTCAGCTTTCCGACAAAGGAGAACGCTGCTCTGGAGTATGTAATTCCGTCTGCGGACTTTTCCTTTTTCAGAGTGATCTTGGTTACCGCATCATAGCAGCGGAGTCCTTTGAGCAGAATTCTCTTTCCGATGTAATCTCTCAGATACTTGAGGGATGTCGGAGGAAGTGCAAGGATGATCGGCACAGGGTTTCCTTCCTGCAGGATGTAACATCTGTGAATGTTCTTGCAGGCTTTTCCTGCTCCGGAACTTCCGAACTGGTTATGCGGGCATCTGCTGCAGTCGCAGATCTCTCCGGTTTCTCTCACGATTCCCTGCTTTCCGTCAATGCTTGAGCAGTCCGGCTGTGCATTTCCGCCATTGTACTGCTCTGCCCAGTAGGAATTCATTGGGTGGTGGTACAGGATGACTCCTGTGATATCCGTGCTCATGACAGGTTCGTCCTCAGTTTCTCCCGGCAGTTCAAATGCAAGACCGCCACCGCTTGGAATCTTTGCTCTGTCAAACGGAAGGTTGCCCAGTCCGTCCATTTCCTCTGCGACTGCTTCCTTCAGTTCTCCGGTCAATGTGACCAGATTAAAATTCTTTTCTGTGGTTGCTACCTCATTCTTTGCCATAGTTTAATCCTCCATTTCCTCTGCGTTTTCTTTGTTGTTGTCGGCTTCCTCGAAGCCATCGTCCGTCTGCTCTCCGGCTTCCTGCTCATCCAGATATTCTTCCACTGGTGTCGGCTTTCCGCTCTCTCCATAGTAGAGGTCGTCCATGATTCTCTGTGCCTGCGCTGCCAGTTTGATGGACTCCACGGCTACCTCGACCGCTGAGTTGTAAAGGCTGCCGATTACATTGAGCACATCGCCATCTCCATTCGGAAGGAGTTTCAAGAGGTCATCCATATCCGTCTTGGTGGACTTCATCTTGCCCTGCAGAGACGCATATCCCTCTGCTGCGATTCCGTATCCCTCATGGCGGTTCTTTACCTTGGTCGGGTGCTGATACTCCATGATCTGACCCAGTGCGAATTTGGCTGTTGCCTGCATATTCTCTTTGAGGTCACGGTCGCTTTCCAGTGTTACATCAATTTCCATCTGCTCATAATCTGCCATGGCTTATACCTCCCGTGCTTTCTTTGCTCTGCTTAAAGCCTGCTGTGCGTTTTTGCTTGCTTTTGTCTTATTGATTCCAAGTTTCGAGTAAATATTGAGACATTTTGCTAAATCCTCTGGTAAATCTTCGCCTTCTGGTAATTCATCATCAAGAGCCTTCATTGTGGACTGTAGTGTTTTCGCATTGACTGTTTCCTTTATGATTGAACCAAGTCCCTGCTCTCTCAATACCTCGAAGAATTCTATCCCCTCCTCTATTTTTAACTGCTCTAGCTTTTCTTCCGCCTTCTTGGAATACATTTTGGTTTCCTGTAAAGAGTAGGTATATCCATCCACGATAGTACTTGGCTTCTCGTTATCCACCATTATCTGTGCTATCTCCTGTTCCTTTTTCTCTTTTGCAGCATTGTTTTCTTTGGTTTGCTTCTCTAGTCTCTTTTTTTCTTCAAGAATTTTGTTATATTCTCGAATTTTTTTGTCTAAAATTTCATTGACTGACTGAAGCCGTTGTTCTGTTTTCATTGCTTTGCTCCTTCCTTCTTTGGTTTTATAATTCATTTCCCCACTGATCCCAACCGTCACGCTCCGCTCTTGCGAAGAGTTCCAGTTTCTTTGCCTGTGGGAAGAATGTTTCTAACATCTGATAGGCACATTCCGGCTTCTGGCTGTGATGCCGTTTGTTGTTCTCTCTGAGTACCGTGGAAAAAGCTCCACGCTTGTCCTTGTCTGGGAGGATGATATTTCCCTTCTTGTAGAACCAGAGCAGATACTCATGTGCGAAGCGCACCGTGTAGGCGGGTGCCGGTCCGTTGCCCTTATCCCATATCAGCCTTGCGTGGAGTTTATATCCAAGCAGGCTCATGATTTCCTCTGTCTGCGGCAGGTACTTGTCTATCGTCCACATGAATACATTGTGCTTTTTATTCATGAGTTCGTTTGTGACATAGCGGTGCAGTTCCATAATTCCGGGGACGTCCATTGTCTCGTATGGTACTGTCGTTCCGGTACTGTTCGGTCTGGCCGCTTTCTTTCCTCCCCTGCCTTGCTGCCAAGGTGGGTCCGTGTAGAGGATGTCGTATTTACTTTCTGGGTTAAAAATATCAATCTTTGCCATTGCGATACCTCTCGTCCTGCTGTTCCTGGTACTCTTTCATTGTTGGACGTTTTCCGTCTAAATCATCCCATGTGTATAAGCAATGATTCTCGTCCTGCCAGTTTGCTTTGTAACAATTCCTGCAAGTACATCTTCCCGACAGCCATCTCATTTCTCCCCAGTATTCTGGCTTACCGCACTGCTTGCAGATTACGATTTTGTCCATATCAATCACTCCAATTCTTCGATGAGGTTTCTGATTTCCACCTGCGCTTCTGGCGGAAGTTTTTCAGCGTAAATGTCATACCATCTATTGAATTTATCCTTTAAGGTCATAACACTGGCGCATGGTATTTCCATAAGTGTTTTAATACGCTTTTCCTTTTCCTCTTTAAGCAACTTCGCTACTCCGGATGGAACTACTACCGGATTTCCACCATATGCTTTGACTTTTTTCACATCTTCCTGTGAGTCTACTGGGATGGAGTATGGCTGTGGATTTTGACTATCAAACGATTCTATTAGCATTTCCTGTACTTTTTTCACATCGTTTTTGTAAGTATTGAACTCAAAATGATATACATCATCCGCACGTTCCTCAATCATTTTCCTAACCTGCTCTATTGGAATGTCTCCCTTTACCATTGCTTCAGCAATCATAAGAGATGTAATTTCTTCAACATTCCAACTATCGCAAGTCTTTCGGTCACGCTCCAGTCGTATGTATTTAGGCTTAAAGTTGTACCCGTATTTCAAATCACTGTTGCAATCCACGAACAATCCATTGACATATACTTCTCCGGCATATTCTTCATCCAAGATAATTTCGCCGTACCCTGTGTCGGCTTTGCTATAATCGCAGTTCTCCAAATGAAGCCACACCTTGTATAAATTATTGAATTCCTCGTGTGTAACATTTCCAACTTCGATACATAAACCAGAGTTATCTGTATCATGCTTGTACACATAAAATGCGAGGATCTTTTCCAACCATTTTTCAGAGTTTTTAAATCTGGACTCCCAGATTTCCCCCTTTTCATTGTTGTAAATCGTGAAGGTTTTCCCAAGTCTGTTCAAAACAAGAGCAGCAATTTTATACCCTTCTCCAAACTGTCCAACTGTGTCCTCATTGTTTGCTTTGCTGCTTCGTCCTAAAAGCAGGGTATTTATCTTAAGGACAGATTTTTGATTTACAAGTCTGAGTGTTTTTTCTTTTCCGTTGTAAATGATCTGGAACTTATTCTCCTTATCCAGTACTTCTTGGTCTGTGCCATTCTGGATTAATTCTCTAAGCGCATCATTAAAAGTCCAATCTGACACATAATTTGGTGTCAGTGTTAATTCATAGCATTTTGCATCTATATCTTTCTTCATTAAAAATAATCCCTCCATGTATCCACGACTGTTTTTGCCAGATCCTCTTTCTTTGCCAGTGCTTTCAGCACCACTTCGTCTATCGTTCCCTCTGTGATGAGGTGGATATAAGTGCAGGCATTCTTCTGCCCGATACGGTGGATTCTGGCAAGGCTCTGACTATATGCTGCATAGTTGAAGTTGACCGAATAATACACACAGGTGTCTGCGGCCGTGAGTGTGATTCCCAGTCCTGCAGTATCGATCTGTGCGAGGAATACCATCGTTTCCGGGTTCGTCTGGAAGTCCTTGACGATGTCGCCCCTGTCCTCCAGTTTCACATCTCCATAGATTTCTCCGTAGCGGAGTTTCTTCTTTTTCAGCATCTGCCCGATGATGTCTATCTCCGGTCTGAAACGTGCGAAGATTACCAGTTTCTTTCCTGCGTCCACCACATAATCGTCCACGATTTCTTCCAGTGCGTTCAGCTTGCCCTTGCTGACCAGTTCCGGCTTTTCCTCTCCGTCTGCCACTAAAAATCCGCCAGTGAACTGCTGAAGGCGAAGCAGCTTTGTCAGCACGGTCGTTGCGCTGATCTGCCCGCCGCTTTCCAGTTCTGCGAAACTCTCACGCTTGATGCGGTCGTAGATGTTCTTTTCCTTTGCCGACATCGTTATGTATCTCTGCAGGAATGTCTGCTCCGGCAGGTCGAGTGCTTCGTCCTTGGTCACTCGGTATGCGATGGAGTGCTCTTTCTGGATTAACTGGTCGAGGTCTTTGTATCCCACGATCTGGTGTCTGTTAAATCCGCCCATGATGGCATATCTGTTTCGGAACTGATAGAAGTTCGTTCCGAAGATTGTCGGGTCAAGGAAGCGGTACTGGCTATACAGGTCGATTGCATTATTCTGTACCGGAGTTCCGGACAGGATAAGTTTGTACTTTGCCTGGTCGCCCAGTTTGTGCATTGCCTTGGACTGCTCTGCATCGTGGCTCTTGATTCTCTGGCTCTCATCGCAGATGATCATGTCTGCGTTCCATTCATACAGTGCGTCAAAGATGCCTTCTCTCCATGTGGATTCGTAATTGATAACGGCTACCTTTAATGCCTTGAATGGGAAGTTGTCGAGATCGTTTAACAGCTTCAGCCTGCGGTTCTTGTCTCCGAGCAGTACCTTGATGTTTGCCTTGAAGTCTGCAAATTCTGCGAAGTCCTTGGGCCATACGGAGCAGACGGAGGTTGGTGCTACCACCAGTACCTTTTCCACCTTACCCATCTGGTAAGCTGTGCCTGCTATCATGATTGCTGTTAGCGTCTTTCCACATCCCATTTCAAAAAGCAGACCGAAGCCTTTATGCGTTTCTGCCATTGTTTTTTACCTCCTTCCTGTGATTTTCTTTTGCTTTGCGGTGCTCTAAATCTCGCACCATCCTGTTCCAACCTGCCTCCTGCTGCTTGGTTGTTGCGGGGTTTCGACAGGATATGTAATCTCTATTATTGCTGCTCATCTGCATCCTCCTCGCTTAGTATCATGGCGATGCCTTCCATCACAAACATTGCACACGGAAGTGCTATGCCGTTGCCCCACATCTTATATTTGGCTGAGTCGCTCTCCGGGTCTTTCAGCCATTTGCGGATCTGGTTGTCTGTCTTTTCCTTTTTGCTCTCTTCCATGGCTTCCATCTGCGTTCGGAACACCTTTCGCCAGTGATTGATATCTTCCTGTGTTGGTTCTGGTATTCCCAACTCCTCTGCCCAGTTATCTGGGAAGCCTTGCAGTCTGCAGCATTCCAATGGTGTGAGCCTGCGGACGATGTATTCTGTTGCCACGAGCATATCGCTGAATGCGTCCTGTCCTGTATAACTTCCGGGATGCGAGTTTGCCATGAGCGGTCCACTCACTTTCTGGTATGTTCCTACGCTACCCATATTCTCCGTCATCGTTGCTACGCTCCTCTCCATCTGCATCTTGTGGCATACCCCCCCCGGTCCTCTTGCGACCAGAGTTTGTGCTGTTTCTTCCTGCACGCTGATATCGTACTGTGCATTCATTCCCTGGTTGAATGCTGCACGGTCTATTGCGTATGCCACTGCGTGCCTGTCTGCGGCCGTGAGCGTGTTTGCGGGTGCTCCCGGTTCTCCAATGCCAAGTCCATTTGCAGAGCCGTCATTGTTTCTGGTGCTCCCACCACCCTTGTATCGGGTCGCCTTATCTGCTATCGGAATAGCGACTCCAACTGTCGCTTGTCCGGTCTTTGGATTGCCCTGTGTAAGGCATGGAGTTTTTCCTTCGAATACAGTCGGGTCTTGTGTGATATGAAGTGCCATTGGCTCGATGATTGTTCCAACCGAACTCCCGTGACCGCTTCCATGGAGCGTCTCCGATTTATCGTTTCCCAGTGAGAGGTTTCTCTGATCCACTGCTCTAACTTCATTCATTATCATTGGCACATTGCCCCCCCCCCTGTTCCCATTCGACTGGTCAGCGTTGGTACATTGCCGTCCTCTGCTATCGTCACTCTGCTGTCCTGTGGGTGGTTTTCCAATACAATGGGTACATTGTTACCGCCGGTCCCCATCTTTGTTGTGAGCGTGGGCGATACCTCGCTCTTATCAGCTACCCTGCGTCTGTCGCTGATGTCATAG